TACAGCCTCCTAATATGGCCCGTCGTAGTCGGCGCCCCAAGTGCGTCAAAACTTACTTGACGGGTCAAGACGGACAAGTCCAGTTCCGTCCCCCTGGAACGGACGTCTGCATCCACGACTACTGTCCGTTTACTGGCGACGGCTCAGTTGGAAACACAAAGATTACGCTGACCTGCGACTCTGATTTTCGCGTCGGCGACTGCCTTGAATTTGTAGCCGAGGGCGAGCCCAGCCTTGACGGCAGCTACTACCACCGCACCGAATATTTCATCGTTGACGCTGGAACGTGGCCCGAGGGTACAACCGACGACTGCGGCCAAGATATTAGCGGGTTCCCTTGGATTGAAGTCAGCCTTGACCCCGAGGGCACACCAATCCCACCCTCTGGAACGGGCGGCTCTTTTGACGAGAACCGAGACCCGATCGACAGTCCCGACGGTGTCATCCGCGTCCAACTGTGCGAATACCTGAGCGCTTGCGATGTCCGCTCATTCAACCTGAACGTCAGCCGCGAGCAGTTTACGATCAGCCAGATTAACTGCGCTCCTGACCCCTGCACAGGTCGGCGGCCTAAGAATCGTAAGACTCAAGTTGGGGACACGGAGATCACTGGATCGGCAACGGTCATCCTCGACAATTACCACGACAGCCTGAACCAGCGTCTGGTCGCCAGCTCCGTCATCAGCGACCACCCTAGCGCCCACGTCCGTTTCTTCGTCCTCGCCGAAACCGACGGCAACGGCGAAATCATCCTTGAAAACAGCTTCTACGTCGAGGGAGAGATTGTAATTACTGGCATCAGCATGGATGTCAACCCCGAAGAAGTCATCGAAGTCACCATCGATTTCGTCGTCGACGATGTTACCCACTTCCTATCCAAACAAGTCGGCCCCGCCCCAATCGTCGACACCGACTACATCAGCCAGTGCATCGACTGCACCGCAACCAGCACTTGGGACAACCCCGCCGAAGTTCTCAACGCATCCAACATCGAGATCTGCAGCGGCAACGCCTCCTTTGAGAGCTACGCACCAACCACTGACCCCGGCCCAAACTACGTCAGCACTGGAGCGGGAGTGAGTGGAGTCACAGCTTGCGATTTAGAATAGTAACAACAGGCTGTGCCTGGCACCTAGGAGCCCCCGCCTAGGAAAACGCCCCCCAACTGAACATTGTTTTTCTAGGAGGCCACAATGGCTGGACTTTGTTCCGACTCTGTCCTTACAGGACAGGACGGACTGATTCAATTCAAACCTGCAGGCACCAGTGTCTGCATTCCTGACTACACCCCCTTTGATGGCGACTGCATCGCTGTCGGTTGCGAAGCCGACTTCCGCGTTGGCGACTGCATCTACTTCACCGCTGAAGACGGCGCCCAAGCACCCAGCGAAATCAGCGCGCTTACTTTGCGGGGTTCTATTTCCGGTGGAACGCTGAATTCCGACTTTGTCCACTCTTTTGTTGTCGGAAACGGTTACACGCCGGGAACTTACACTTCCCAGCCTGTTATCGGGTACATCGGTAACGGCGTCGGAACCTCCGGCTCGGGTGCCCGAATCAACGTTGTTGTCGCTTCTAACGGCCAAGTTGAGTCAGCAACGCTGGTTTCTGGCGGTTCAGGCTACGCGGTCGGTGATCAAATCACTGTTGCCCTTCCTGGCGGCAGCGGATTTTATGTCACGATCGACTCCATCACGCAGGCTGCGCCTTCTGGAGCCACGACCTACTACGTCGTGGGTCTTTGCGAATCTGCTGATGGCGAACCCGGCATCCAGATTTCCGCTAACGAAAACGGAACGCCGATTTCGTTTGCCGGAACCAGCGGCGGAGTCATTGACCCCGACAGCGGCGACCGAGTTGACAGCCCCGCTCCAGCTCACCTGACAATCACCCTGTGTGATTACATCACGACTTGTAACGTCCGCTCTTTCAGCGTGGACTTCAGCCGTGACGAACTGGACGTGACCACCCTCCCGTGTGGTACTGCTAACGGATGCGACAACCTCGCGCAATTCCGTAAAACCCAAGCTGGCTACGCATCTGCGACTGGAACGCTTGAAGTGTATTTCACTTGCGACCAGACGACGATGTCGAACCGCTTGCTGGGTTCCTCGCTGCTCAAGACCCAAACCGGCGCTGCAGTCAAGCTTTATGTTTGCACTGACTTTGACGGTGACGGTAACGCCATCGATGAGAACAGCTTGTACATTGAAGCTGAAATCTCACTGCTTGGCTTGAGCTTCTCCGTCAACCCAGACGATGTGACGACTGCCACGATCAACTTCGGTATCACCCGAATGATCGAAGCGTTCGGAACAAAAGCCTGATAAGATTAGAAGGCAGAGAAGAGACACCACCCCTGTTTCGGCAGGGGTATTTTTTTGGGCTTAGTGGGCTAGGATAATTGGGCAACAAATTTTCTTATGGGCACTGCACTTAATCGACTAAAAAAAGCAGTCAGCATGGCAGCCAGTCGCCGTACTGTTGACTTGCCTGATGGCAGCGAGTTTGAGTTTTGGATGACGCCGCTGACACTGGCAGAACGGTCCCGCGCACAGAAGCAATCAAAGTCTGATGATTCGACTGATTTTGCTCTTCAGCTTTTGGTGACGAAAGCACGGGATGAGAATGGCGGTCGGATGTTTAACCCTGGCGAGATCTCAGAACTACGCAACGAACTGCCTGCTAGCGTTGTCGAAGCAATGATGCTGCAGCTGATCGATCAGCAAGAGGAGGAAGAGGAAATCGATTATAAAAGCAGCGAAGAAGGAGCTTGAGAAGGATAACGAGTTAATGGCTGAGTTGGTTGTAGCAGAGAATCTGGGCAAGACGTTAAATGAGTTAAGGGAAAACACGACGCCAGAGGAGATCAACCTGTGGCTGCTGTTTTACGACATACGGCAAGACCAAGAGAAGAAGGCTCTTGAGGCAGCAAAACGTCGTCGTCGCTAGACTTTCTTGAGAGGAGGGCTAGCTTGTGGCGACTACTGCTGTCGATATTGTCGTCAAGGTAGTTGGCAATGATAAGTTAAAGCAGCTTGATTCTGGCTTAAATAAACTTGATAAAACTGTTGATAGTTTAAAAGGCGATCTTCCTCGGTTAAGTAGTGATATTAAAAACGTAGGTCGTGGAGCAAAGCAAGCAGGCAACGATGCAAAAAAAGGTGCTGCTGGTTTTGAGCAACTTAAAAAATCAGCTGGTGCGTTTTTAACTATTGCGGCAGCAATTCAAGCTACTAAATTTGTCGTTGTTAAAACTGCCGAGCTTGAAACACAAACGCGCAGCCTAAAAGTGTTGACTGGCGAATTGTCAGTTGCAAAAACTATTATCCGCGACCTGCAAGGCTTTGCTGCTGTTACCCCATTTAGAAGCGCAGAGCTGATTGATACAGCAAAAAGACTTGCTGCTTTTGGTGTTGAAACTGAAAAGCTAGTTGATATAACAAAACGGCTGGGTGATGTTTCAGGCGCAACTGGAGCAGATTTAGGCGGTGTCGCTACAGCCTTTGGTCAGATTATTGCAAAAGGTCGCTTGCAAGGCGAAGAGCTGTTGCAGCTGCAGGAACGTGGCATTGGACTGCAAGGCGAATTGCAAAAAATGTATGGATTAACAGGAGAAGAATTTAGAAAAGCATTAGAGAAAGGTCGGTTTAGCGCCGAAGCTGTTGAGGTTGCTTTAAAAAATCTTACTAATGAAGGAGGCAAGTATGCTAATGGCGCTATTGCCCAGTCTGATACTTTGGCTGGCAGATTTAGCACACTGCAAGACGGTATTGAACAAGCCGCAAGAGAACTTGGCAAGTCTTTGACGCCTGCGTTTGAAACCGTGTTGAGAGTTGGCCTCGACGCAGTATCTCAACTCAATAAAGCAATTAAAGGAATGTCAGGAATTATTAAAGACCTTGAACCAGTTTTTACAAGTTTGGGGCAAGTTGCAATTCCTGTTATTAGAGGAATCATTGCAGCATTTAGAGTTGGCGCTGAAGTCGCTGCTGGTTTTGGTCGCGTAATCAAAAACATTCAAGAAGGTGATTTTGGGGCGTTGCTGCGGCCAGATAAAACCGCACAAGGTCGCTTGAGA